GAACATCGGGCGCGAGATAGGCCAGCCGCATTCGGCGGCTGACTTGCCGCTCGGAAAGTTTGACGGCAATTGCCAGATCACGGACGGTTCCGAATTCGCCTGCCTCCATGCGCCGCCGCCAGGACCAGGCGCGGCCGATGGCGTGTAGGACATGCGGATCCTGTGTCTGGTCTTCGCTTGGCAAGTAATTGGCGGGCGGCATAATTTTTGGCCGCCCATTTTTCTTGCGAAGTTTGAGGGGTACAAAGATCTGGATGGTGTCGGACGCGCCCATTATTCTGCGGCCTCAAGCTTGCGTGGAACCATCAGGTCCCGCATGACACCTGCGATGCCGTCGGTGCGCAGGTCGATAATGAGCCCCTCGGCAGTCACGGTCACGCGCCGGACTAGTAGCTGAATGAGACGGGCTTGCTCTGCCGGAAAGAGCTGGTCCCAAAGCTGCGGAAACTGCTGGAAGGCGGCGATTGCGTCAGCCTCGGGAATGTCATCCCTGTCCAATGCGGCAATGACACTCGCCGTTATTGCCGGTGTCCGAAGCACTCGGCGGATTTCGGCGATGACAGCGCTTTCGACTGTATCTGCCGGCAAACGACGCGGGATGCCATCATCTGGCGTCTCACGACTTTTCAGCAGGTCCATCGACACATAGTACCGGTACCGGCGACTTCCTTTTTTCGTACTTGACGGCGTCATCGCCGCACCTGTGGCTGTGAAGATTAGGCCCTTCAACAGTGCAGGTGTCTGCGTACGGGTGTTGTTCGCCCGCTTGCGTGGGCTTTCGCCGAAGATGTCATGCACCTGATCCCAAAGCCGCTCATCGATAATTGCGGTATGCTCGCCGGGATAGGCTTTGCCCTTGTGGACAGCCAGGCCGCGGTAGACGCGGTTATTGAGCATCCGGTACAGGTACCCTTTGTCGATGAGGGTGCCGCGCTTGTTTCGAAAGCCTTCCTTTCTCAAGTTTTTGGCCAGGATGGTTGCTGAACCGATTTCGACAAAGCGCTTAAAAACCATTTGGACGCGAGCAGCTTCGTCCTCGTTCACCAGCAATTTGCGATCCTTCACGTCATATCCGATGGGGACTGGGCCGCCCATCCAGATGCCCTTCATGCGCGAGGCCTTCACTTTGTCGCGGATGCGTTCGGCGGTGACCTCCCGTTCGAACTGAGCAAACGACAGCAGGATGTTCAGGGTCAGCCGCCCCATGGAGGTGGTTGTGTTGAACGATTGCGTGACCGACACGAAGGTAACGCCGTTTCGGTCAAAGACCTCGACCAGCTTGGAAAAGTCCATCAGCGAGCGCGACAACCGATCAATTTTGTAGACGACAACCACGTCGATCAGCCCATCCTCGATATCGGCCAGCAGTTGCTGCAGGCCTGGGCGTACCAACGTGCCGCCCGAGATCCCGCCATCATCATACTGGTCACGCACCAGCGCCCAGCCTTCCGACTTCTGACTGGCGATATAGGCCTCGCAGGCTTCCCGCTGCGCATGGAGCGAGTTGAACTCCTGCTCGAGCCCTTCCTCGCTGGATTTGCGCGTGTAGATGGCGCAGCGCAGACGGCGGGCCGGTTTTGGGGGCGCATCAATCATGCTTCACCCCGCTTTCGCTCACGGAGCCCAAAAAAGCGGTATCCGTTCCAACGCGTGCCGGTGATGGCACGCGCCAGTGCCGAAAGCGATTTGTAGTGGCGGCCATCCCATTCGAAGCCTTCCTTCAGAACGGTGACCGTGTGGGCAACTCCGTCCCATTCGCGGATCAGCTTCGTGCCGACCACAGGATTGCGGGGATCTGCAATCTGGGCCTTGCGCGTCAGCGTCCCCTCGACCTCGTCAGCGAGCAGATCGAGCAATCGCCGTGTCTGTTTGTCAGGGCCGCCGTAGGTCAGCTCCTGAATGCGGTAAGCTAAGCGGCCTTCCAGAAAGCCGCGGCTGTTGTTTGGGGCGGGCGCGTCAAATAGCGCCCGCCATTCTGCTTTCAGCTCGTTGACGGTCATGTGCTTTAGCGCCGCCAATCGTGCCAGGACGGGTTCGTGTGTCGTCATGCGGATCTCCTCTGAGTTGGACCCGCAGTACCGCTCTGTTCTGGCCGGAAGTGTAGCGAACTATCTCTACTTTCGGCGAACGTATCGTGGTGATCGCGCTGCACCAGGCGCACCACAGCTGTCGCGAGCAGACCGTTCAGCTCATTGCGGCGTTCATGCGCCGTCATGCGGTCGGGGTGATGGGGGTTGCAATGGTTCATGTTTTTTCTCGTGGCTCTGCTTTTTGATGTTCTCTCACAATGATTTTCTGCAAGCGCGCAGCGATGGCATCGCGGTCTTTCGCTTGCCAACGTCGCCGGTAGAGGTCGCGCTCGAGGATGTCTTCAGCGTCCTGCTCAAGGCGCTTTTCAAGTCGCGCATTTGTGTTGGGGATCATTGCTGGATTTCCTTATCTGCCTGTGGCGCGATCTGGTGCTGCAGTTCACCTTCCTCAGAAAGCGTGATGATGATCAGGTCGCTGGGCAGCTGTCGCCAGAGCAAGACGGTTGCCACAGATTCCTCGTTGCCCGAGCGTTCTGCGGTATTGCACCATTCCAACACGCGGCCGATTGTGTCGGGCAGATCATCCGGTGCGCGCGCGTTGATTTTTCCGATGACATTGGCAATTTCATCCTCGTGCCAATCAATACCGATTTCACGGCACCAACTTACGATGTCATTCCACAAATCAGGGGCATCGCGGCGCAAGCTTTTGTTCATGTTTTCTCTCCTTGAAGCGTGATTAGGCCGGTGACGTGACGGCATCTTCTTTTCCGCGCAGCATGTGGCTGGCGACCAAAATCTTCTCGATCTCCGGCCAATGGTCGCTGGCCTCTATCCACGGGACGAGGTGGTCACGGACATAGGTCATCGTGTCGTCCATGAAGGCGGAGAATTCATCCCCGTCCATTGAGGCGAAGCTGATCGACACCGGTCGCGCGACGATCGCGATCGCACCCTCCGGGATGTTGTGCCTGGCCCGTTCCGACCGCGTCATATTGCGGTTCCGGGTGCGTCCGGTTGCCACCAGCAGGTCGTCTTTGATGTTCTCCGCCGTCCATTCGGCGCTGGTCGGTCCATCGTTCAGGGCCTTGGCCACGTAGGTCAAAAAGGCCCAGAACAGGCGGTGCTGCTTGCCGTTGCGCGGCCGCGTGGGTTCGATCTTGTAGAGCGCGCCAAACTTGAGCTTCTCGATCGCCAGCTGACCCGCTTTTGAGGATGGGACCAGCATATGGTCAAACCGGTGCACAAAAAACGCATAAGCCATCACACCAACCCCACTTTTGTCGCAAGCCACTCCGGCAAGGCGACCGTTTTGACACCAGGGTTGTTGGTCGCACTCACCTCGACCAAGGCGAGGGGCAGCCAGACTGCCGCGTCGCTGTCGCCGGTGTGCACCAGGACCGCGCGCTCCGTGAGGGCGACAATTTCCACGTCGATATAGGTAAGCGCGTCATTCATGATCTTTTGATCCTTTCCCGTGGTGGCATCCGCAGCACCTCGATTGCGCGCGACCTGTGGCGGAGGCGGCGGATGAAGCCGCGCTCTTCAAGCGCATCGAGCAGGCGATGGATATTGGACTTGCTGGCGACATTCAGGGCGTCGGCCATCTCCTCGAATGAGGGGGCGTATCCGTGTTCTTCAGTGTATTTTGCGAGGAACACCCAGCAGTCGTTCTGGCGCGGCGTCAGCATCGCTCCGCCTCCCGGTCCGGATGGCCCAGCAAGCCGCCGTCTCTGATCCATCCGGTCAGGTGCTCCCGGCTGCCAAAGCATCCGCCGGGGGCATAGTTGTGCAGGAACATCGCGTATCCGAACAGGCCCGCGCGGTTTGGGTCGTCTGCCCGGCGGCAGGCCTCGAAATAGTCGCCCACAATGATCGCCTGAATGAACGATCCGGGCCGCACGCCCAAAAGGACATACCGCACCATGCCCGCGTGCATGTGACGTGGGAGCCATCGGTCCAGCCCTGTGCCCCATTCCGAGCGGGTGATCCGATCGTAGGTGCCCGCTGGGTCAGCCTCAATGTCCAAGGCGATCTGGTGGCGGTCGATCTCTTGCGTCTGTGCCGTCATGCTCCACCCCTCCCAGCATTGGTCGCAGCGATGTTGATGTCAGCCTGTGCCTGCTCCGAGAGCGTCGCGATCTGGTCCTGCCAAAGCGACATGACGGCGTCGGCGGCGTCTGCGCTGTCGGCTTCCGCCAGATCGGACATGATCCGCGCAATTAAGCCCGCCGATGCTTCCTCGGCCATGTCGCGCTCTGCCGTCTTGGGGTCTGGCTTCTTCTCGGGCAGGGGCTTCTGTTCGGTCGCCGCTGGCTTGGCCTGCTTTTGGACTGGCGTCGGCTCTTCCTCGCCCTTCGCATCGTCCGCCTTCTCATCCGCGCCCTGATCCGCGTCCAACTCAGTGGCCTCACCATCGATCGTGCGGTTGTCCTCGTCGTCCGGGGTCGCGTCGAGCTGCTCGGCCGGGTTTATCGCGAAGGCCGCGAAGTCCGCCTTGCCGCCGTCGACCGTCAGCGCATCGCGGAATTCCACCGAGAGCGGCAGGTATTTCGCCAGTGCCCGGATGGCGGTCTTTTTCGCCATCTCGTCTTCATGGCTTTTCCACGGGTTGCGATCCGTCGCGCCAAACTTCACGGCCGTCTGCCAGCCCTGCGACCCATCCCTGATCTTCATGACTTTGGCCCAAGGCAGGACCACGTAGGCGTGCCCGCCGTCGCGGAATTTGGCGATGGCGTAGGCGTGGCGCTTGTCGCCCTCCTGTGCGCCGGGGATATGGCGCAGCCGCGCTTCGGTGCCTTCCTCGTATTCCCAGACCTCGTCGTCAGAATAGTGGATGTTGGCGGAGATCGACGTGATGTGTCCGGACCGGCGCGCAAGATCGATCAGGCCCTTATAGCCGACGACCAGCTGGACCTCGGTGATCTTTTTACGGTTGTTCCTAAACGGGATCAGATAGGCGTGGCCCATGATCGTGTTCGGCTCCAGCCCGAGCCCCGCACAGGTCATCAGCCCGCCGAGTAAGCTCATGGGATCGCATTCGCCCAGTTTCGGGGTGGTCCGGATCGCGTTCGCCATCAGCCGCATCATCCGCTCGGGCTTCATATGCGCCGCCGCGACCTGCTGCAGCTGGGTCTTGGCGGCGTCGTTCCACAGCAGCTCCTTGACGTTGGTTACCTGCGTCAGCGGCTTGGTTTTGATCTTCTCAATAGCGGTGATCACAGCTTTTGCTCCTCAATGATGTCGATGCCGGGGATGGTGATCTTCGCGCCCTTGGCCGCGCGAATGTCGGCATTGGCGAGGCGCGTGATGCACTCGGCCAGATCGGCGTGGCCGCGGTAGTGCAGCATCGCCTGATTGATGTTTGTGATCTGGGCGGAGCGGTGGGTGCGCAGGCCGGTCCGGTTGGACCCGGTGCCGGTTGCGGAGCTGACTTTGGCTCGAGCGGGGGCCGCCGCCACCTTGGCTGCCTCAGCGGCCTCCTTGGCCTTCTCCTCCGCCTCGAGGATCGCTGCGGCATTGCGGTTGCGCTCGGCGATCAGGCGCTCGCGCTCGGCCTCCTCGGCGGCCTTGCGCGCGGCTTCCTGTTCGGCACGGCGTCGCTCCTCGGCGATCCGCTGCTGTTCCTTGAGGTAGGTTTCGAGCGGGGCCTTCGCGAGCTTGCCAGCCTTTTCGATGATGTCCTTCACGCGGTTGAAGGCCGTGTC